GCACCTTTTACCTCTTTGGTGTTAGCCATAGATCGGGCCAGAGCCTTCACATATCGCTTACCTAACGAGTCGTATAAGTTGTCTTCTACCGCTTCATCGGTGAGCGCGAATGCCAACGCAACGGTGTCGTGCGTGTAGCGAGCGGTAAAGCTCTCTGTAGCGTTGTCAAAAACAACACCTTGACCTTCAGTCTTGGTGGGTGCGCTTCCAAACCCAGTGATCAGAACCTCTTCTTCAAAGGCTCGCTGTGAGTCTTCGATGGCGAAGATCTCTTCGTACTCGCGGTCATAACTGTCGTAAGACATGCCGAAAAGCGAGTTCAGACCCGGCTCTAGCTCTTTAGCTAGTTGTGCTCTTGAAATAGCCATTGTCTAGCCTCCTATTTAAGCTAAGCCAGCGCCTTTAACGCCGAATACATGGTTTTGGATAACAACCAACACGTTAGTGTGTGCTGCGGCTACGTCTGAATTTGATGGATCTTGTGAGATATCAATCGCTTTCAAAGAAAGCGTTGTGCCCGTTCCACCATCAGCAACTTTCAACTCAGCTCCAGAGATACCCGTTAAGGTTGAACCAGCAGTCGTGTAAACGATGTCGTGGTTGCCAAACAAATCGGCTATCGGATAAGCAGAATCGGCTTGAATCTCAAAAACGACCATTGGGTCATCAATGACAAAAGCGATAATGTCTGAAGCGTTGGTGCTTGCAGGATAGAAATTGCTGAACACTTGTTCCTTAGTAGTAGGATCGGTGTATTGGCAACCGTTAAAAACACCCACGATAGGCACAGTGCCTCCGTCAGCGTGTACTTCTACACCACCACCAGTGACTTGAGTGACCATATCGCCTTGAAAAATGGATGTTCCATAGTTCGCAGCTATACGATAACGACTCTGACCGCCTGAGTAGGGTGCGCCACCAATCATTCTGACTGGCTTCATTCCAAAAGCAGCGTCTTGATTCGCCATTTTGAATTACCTCTATCTTCGTCCAAATGTTACGTTGCTGTCACGTTGAGGATCGTATTTAACATAACGACTGTCACCACGGGTCTCGTTGAACATATTATTGTCCAGCGCGTCCTTGGCTTCTTGCGACTTCTCACCGTAGTAAGCCCTTCGCTCTTCAACCGTTTCGTTAGGGATCTTTGCCAACAGCAACCCTTCGTTGTAAACCACGCCTTCGTGCCGTCCATTGTCCATTGTTGGTAAAGAACGCCATTCTTCAGGAAGGTCAGTGCCTCTTACGAGTTCCCACCCTTCTCGAATCCGACGCGAGACATTAGCTCGGTCTTCTTGTCCCAACATAGACTCCCTGATCCACCGATAGGTATAACCTGCGGGTGGTGGGGGAGTTTCCAATGAGCGAACAGGTCGCCACGGTTTCCTGCGAGTCTGATTATCGTGTGACTGCGAATCACGGGATGAACGTGCGTTTGCTTTTGCTTCTGCCATTTTAGCTTGCCTCTCTTGCTGCAATTTTTTGCTTCTCTTTCGCCACTCGCTGCAACCATGCCTCTTCAGACATATTGTGCGGCTTGAGGCTTCTGAGTCGCTCTAGCTCAGACTTAGAAAAGCTTACGCCGTTCTTTTTGCCTTGTGTTTTTGATCGGCCCCCTTGGGGAGCTGAAGCGACTCTTTGCACAGCGGGTCGAGCTTCACTTTGAACGATCTTAGATCCACCATTAGCGGATTTGGTATGAGGATAAACCGTACCTACACGGCTGTCCAACTCTTCATAATACTCGTCCGAGCCTACATCAAAGCCTTCGTTGGCTAGATTGTAATGGACGTAGTAGGCGTATTGAGTTGCCTTCATGTCTTCTTCGTCATCTTTGTTGGCATACCACGGGTTACGGTCATGCCATTCAAGCGCGTCTTCAGTCGGGGTGACCTCTTGCTCAGCCTGCTGGTATTGCTCTTGCTGAATCACCTGCTCGTTGCCCTGAGAGACATACGCCTCTTGCTCTTGAACTGCGGTTTGCTGCCTAGCCTTGGCTACTCGCAGCTTTTCTTTCTGAATCGATATGTCGCTCTGAAGCTTTGCTGCTTTGGTTATCAGGTCTGCATCACCGCTTTCAACAGCCTTGCGATACACGTCATCAATCTGCGATTCCTTAGATACCAAAGCCTCTTCTTCTTTAGCCAGCACTTGGTTTGACTGCTGAGCCGAATACTGTCGATATTGCTGAAGCTCTGCTTCTTTTTGCAGAGCAATCTGCTCAAGCTGCTGCGCCCGTTGCTCTGCCTCTCGGTGCTTAGCGTTAAGCTTGTTGATGCGCTTGGAAACCGACTTGGTATAGTTTTCAAGCTCGTCGCCGTCACTGACAACCTCAGAGCCTTCTACTGGGTCTTCTGTGACCTGAATAGAAACCTGCTCTTCTTCGATCTGCTCCGCGTTTTGATTCTCAATCATGTGAAACTCACTATGTCATCTGGGTTAAGAATTGTGCCAATAACCTCATCATCATTGATGATTCTGACCTCGCCACCGTCTTCTAACTTGAATCGAGCGCCAGAGTAGCGGCCAATCAGAATCCACTGCTTTTCTTGGCACCACGGTGTATCGCCAAACTTTTCCGTGTCGCCGTAGCAAAGTGGCCCCATTTTTACAACATAGGCCACAACCGTGGCAAGTGCCTCTCGGTCTACCGTCTCTTTTAGTAGGTGAATGCCGCCATCAGACTGGGCTTTGCCCTTGTAGGGCAGAACCAACATTCGCCATCCTGTGGGGTCTGGCATACGTTCTAAGGCGGATTTATCTAGCAAGGTGGGGTCAAGAACGCGCTCGTCGTTTGAGACATAGGCGGACTCAGTGGTCGGGATGGTCAATTTAGATTTCCTTATAGAATTCTTTGATGGTTTCCTCGACCAAGTTTATAACAGTTAGCTCGCCCTGCAAACTTTTATAATGTTCTATATCTTTGAGCATACCGTCCATCATGACCTCGCGGATAAGCTCTCTCCGCTCAGCCATGACTCTTTTTAGGCGCGATCCAAGGTCAATGTCATCCACTAAACTTTCTCATGAAAGTCGAAGCCGCGTGTAGCTGCACCAGCGCCACGGGCCTTAATCACCTTGATTTCGCCGCCCATCGTGCGACGAACCAATGCAGGTGCCGTGGGGGTGGATTTAATGGTTTTGGTTGGCGAATCAACCTTCTCGATGCGGCTCATGTCTTTGACTGTCATTTTTTAGTCCTTTTTTTGGAAGTTTTTCTAGTTGGCTTTTTGGCCTCAACCTCTGGCGCTTGCTCGGCAACCGTTTCTGCCACTGGTTCTTCAACAACCTCTGGCTCGACAACAGGCTCTTCTACTTGCAAAGGCGCTGGAGGCTCTGTGCCGTTGATACGCGCCATCTTGGTGGCAATCCTATGATCACTTATCCTCTTTTTTTCTTCGATATCGGCTTGTTTTTTAGCCTCTAATGCAGCCTCCACCTCTCGCGCTATTTTTTTCTGCTCTCTGAGAGCGGCAATGCGATCTCGGTCAATACTGTTTGATGAAATAATTGTAGCCACTATCGGCCTCCCATGTTCTTGTTTTGCATGTCAAGGAGCTTCAGCTCCGCTTGTTGCTCAAGGCGACGAATGGCTACATCGAGCTTATCGTCTGCAACTTCTTTTTGAACGCCAAGTCGCTGCTTGGCAATCTCGGTCTCTAAGAGTTTCTCTTCAGCACGTTGTTGCTGCTTAGCTTCAAACTGTTGGTTCTCAGAATCAATAGTCTTTTCTTTCAGCATCAGCTCTTGCTGTCGTATCTGAACCAGTGGGTCGGTCTCGTCGCCTTGCCCAATGGACTCAAGCAGCTCTTGCGTCAATTGAGCCAGCACTGGCGACGATATCTGCTCCATCTGCATCTGAATCTGGCTTTGCATCTGTTGGAGCTGAGCGGGGGGCACCTGTCCAGATTGTTGCGCGGCCTGCATCTCTTGCATCTGTTGGTTCAGCTCTGGTGGTATCTGGTCTTGAACCATCTGACCAGCCATAAATTGTAAGTGCTGCATCATGTGGCCGATGATCATGCCTTGAAGCGGCGGGTTCTGCTTAACCACGTCGGTCAAAAACAACGACCTGTGAGCGTCAATGTGAGCCTGATGGTTCTGAGCCTCAAACGCTTGTGCAGGCTGACCCATCAAGAATCCGTTATTTTCTAAGCCAGCATCCACAGGCATGGGCTGCGGTGGCGGTGGGGGCGGCTGTATGAGGCTATCCACATCGTCAACACCGAGAGCCGAGTACATGCGCCTATAAGCCTCATAGATGCCCTGTGGCCCGTGTATCTCAGGGTTTGACTGAACCATCGTCAGCAGCTCTTGAGCCATCGTGATGCGCTGTGATTGGCTGAAGATGTTGGGATCTGACACAGGGATGACATCAACTCGGCCATCAAAGTCCTGATCCATAATCTCTTGGGGGCCATTGCGTGAAACATAGGGGTAGTTGGGCGGTAGATACTCAGCAAACACCTTTGCAAGAAGCTGGAACTCAAGTTTCTGGCTGTAGTGCAGGCGCTTGTGTATTGCGCTCATAACCTTGGTGCCACGCTCCAGCAGAGCCACTGTGGTGCCCACTGGCATGGCTTGGTTCATATCACCGACATTCATGTCAGCTATCGACGCAAACCGCTTACCAGACTCTACAAGCAGCCCTAAGAGCTGCATGAGCACGTTGCTGGGTTCTTTGATCGGCAGCGGTATCAGGTTCTCGCGCAATGACGCGCCTGTGGTGTCGATGTCGCGGAACTCGCCCGGTTGTAGTGGGCTGTCCTCGTCACGAATACGCATACCGCGAGCCTTGAAGCCTGCTGGTAGGTTAGCCAACGTACCCGCATCGATGAGCTGGCGCAGAATAGACGTGGCTGACTTGGAAATGCCGCCAATCATGTGGCTCAAGCCCAGACCGTAAAAGCCAAGACCCGGCAAGAACTTGTACTGCACAAAGAAGTTGATCTTGGATTTGCGAGGGTCGGTCTCGATGTAGTTGCGCCTGATCGACAGAACCTTCTGGCTCTGCTCGTCAATCGTAACAATGTACGGCAGCTTGAGGCCCGTAGGCTCACCGTCTTCGCCCATATCCTCAAAGCCGGGTATGTCGAGAATGGTGTGCGTCTCAAACACAACGTGATCGCGGTCTTCTTGATACGAAGGCTCCATGCCCTCGATCTCGTCAATCTGCTCTTCTATGTCACTACGGCTCAAGCTAAGAGATCCGCCTTTCAGCTCAACGTCTGCGTAGAAGCCGATAAGCTGCTGTTTCTTGATCTCATTGCGGCTCATGTTAAGGACATGAGTAACGCGCTCAGCAGAGAACAAATCAGGCGCTTCGTAAGGCACTACAAGGTCTTGAGGCTCGATGAACTTACTCATCGCACGGTTTGATCCAGTGTCGAAGTACACCTTCTTGAATGCAGAGCCTGCCAGCGGCAGATAGAACAACAGCATATCCAGCTCTGGATCGTACTCTTGCATTATGTTCATGATGTAGTAGTTCATGAAGTCTTGAACGCGACCAGCCTGCATCTCAACCTCTGGGCTGCGTACACCCACGATCTCGGTCTTAACTGGCCCTTTGGCTGGTAGTAACTCTTTGTATGCTTGCGCCTGAAACTGCGTGACAGATTCCGCCAAGATAGGGTGAATCACGCCAGTAGAGCCTTCAAACGGCTGGCTTCTGGATTCATCAAACTTCATGCCCAGATACTTCAGGCCATCGGTGTAGGTCTTTTCCCACTCGCTACGGCTTTCTTTGTCGGCCTTGATTGAGTTGATGACATCGCTGGCAAGCTTGGACAGGTCGCTATCGGAGATAAAATCAACCAAGTTGGCGTTGAAGTCGGTAGCTATCTGCTCTTCTTCGGCATCGATCTCATCATCGACCAAGATTTCTTCTTCACGAACCAGTATCTCGGCTGCGTTGCGAATCTCGTCGTTGCGAGTCATCTCAGGCTCGATCTCCATCGCGCTGCCCATCGGCATCACATCAGGATCGGTTTCAGTGCCTAAGCCTTTTTTCTCAATTGCCATCAGTAATATACCTGTCTGTCACGCCGTAAAAACTCAGCCTCTTCAGGGTAATCGCCTTGCAAGCTCAAAAATCCACCCTGACGAAAACGCATCAGCGCCATCGTTGCCGAGTCACAGTAATCGTCGTTATCACCAAACGGGAAGCTTGCCATCTCTTCAACGACTTCTTCGGCAAAACTTTCGTCTGGTGCCCACACCATGCCCGACTCAAAAATCGGCGCAACGCTGTTCATTCGTGCGATCTTATCTTGACCTCTCGATGGTGTATAGGCCGTCACTGGGATACCCATGCGCCGAAGCTCTTGGGTCAAGGGCGTACCACTGGCCTTTGCCTCGATCAAAACGCAGTCTGGCTCCCAGTATTTATATTCGTCATAAGCAAGCCGTTTCAGCTCTGGAAAGTCTAGCCTGACGCGCTTTGCGTCTAGCAAGATGATTGCTTGCACATTGTCATCTGGCGACTGAAATATCGCCCATGTGGTGATGGCGCTATAGTCAGCGGTTTCTTTCTTGCTGAAGGCGGTGTCATAGCTTTGAATGACGTATTCGTATGACGGCACCCACTCCTTTTCCCACTTGCGCCACCACTCGCGCTTCACGATAGAACCAGCTTCTGCCGTAGGGTTTTGCATCCACTGCGCGTTCCACTTGCTTGGCGGTAGCGAAGCCTTAACCGACAAAAGCTCTTCTTTCTTCCAGAACTCAGGCCACAGCGGGGTATCAGATTCGGGCATAATGGCGGGGAACTCAATGACCTCCCACTGGTCTGCGTGTTCATCACCCTGCTTCTTCAAGACCTTGGCAACCAAGTCTTTTTGTGACCATCGAGTCATTACGATGATGATTGTCCCGCCCGGCTGTAAACGCTGTCGAGGGCCAGATGTGTACCACTCATAAGCCGATTCCATCGCGGTAGGCGACATTGCGTCTTGCTCGGAGTGCGGATCATCAATAATCAGAAGATCAGCGCCTCGGCCCGTGATAGCGCCACCAACGCCTGCGTAAAACGATTCGCCCTCTTGGTTGGTTGTCCATCGGCCAGCAGACTTGTTATCAGCCTGCAATTGCAGGTCTGGGAACACCTGTGAGTAATCATCAGAGTCAATTATGTTTCGCACCTTCCTGCCGAATCTGACCGCCAGCTCAGCCGTGTGCGTGGTCTGGATTATTTTGGTGTCACCCTTGCGGCCCATCATCCAAGCAGGAAAGTAAGTACTCGCAAACTCAGACTTGGAGTGTCGAGGGGGTAGGCAGACGATCAGGCGCTTGAGTTTGCCCTGCGCGATCTTGTTGAACTTGTCGCCAATGATTTTGTGATGACGGCCCAAGATGCACTCAGGCCACATATGCTTAACAAACTCGATGAAGTCGTTCTGGCACTTTTCCTGCTTCTCCATCTGGTCATAGCGGGAGAGCAGCGCCAAGGCTTCGTTCTGATCTTGCTCCGATAGAATCTCAAAATCTTTGAGCGAAAGATCAGACATTTTCCCAAGCTTCTCCTTGGAAAAGCAGCGCCTCTGCTTCGCGCCTTCGGATCAAACCGTCTAATACCTTGCCGCCAGCCTTGTTCCATCGGCGGATCTGGTGTGGCACGTCCGCCATGTCATCTTCGTTCAAACGCTTCAGTAGCGTGGAGGATTTCAGGTTGGTTGGGCCAAGGTTGTATGTCCAAGCCACTAGCGCGTCAAACTGACTTTGCGTCAGCTCTGCATCAATCAGCTCATTAACGTAGCCCTCAAACTCCTGCAAATCATCGACCAGCATTTCATCGGCATCTGCTTGTGTGCAGGTATCGCCTTCGCTGATGTCCCGTGTGTGGCCGTAGCCAATCGTCCAGACATTGGCCGAGCACTGGTAAGCCTCAAGCTCGCAGCCCTCAAACTTTTTAATCAGGGCTATCCCTTCCTCGCTCGTCACTCTCATCTTCGAGTTCCTCGTCCAAGTTTCTATAATATTGTACAATATTGAGCACTTGGCGGATATATCTTTTAACTTCCGCCATGTTAGTTGATAGGTTCTCATAGCCCTTGGTCGATAAGCCATAGTAAGCGTTTGTCGGAGCGTTGCCCTCTTCAAGATCCTCAAGATATTCCTGCATAGTCTGAGGCGTAAGAACCTTCCATTCGACAGGCAGCGTGGATATAGCGTTTGGCAGTGCAGGGTGATAGACGGCTGCTGGCTTGATGACCGTGACAACTTCGACAGGCTTGGTCTCAGGGGCGTATGGCTCTCGACCTATTAGGCCGCAACCACTAAGAAGCAGGATCGGTAATAGCTTCCAGATCACCCAGAACCCCCTTGGTGCCACGGTTGATGATGTTTTCAATCAGACCCGGTTTGCGTAGGGAGAGCACATTCATATCGTGCTTGGCGAACTTTTTTCTGATCGACTCCACCTCTGCTTGGGCCTGCGCGTTTTCGGCTTGCA